AGGGCTTTGATCGCACACACCGATAAGACGAATGGCAAGAAGGCTTTGCGTTTGTGGTCGGGTGAGCGGTATAAGGTTGCGGCGGCTTCTCGTCGTGGTGGTCGTGGGTTGACTGGTGATCTGATTTTGTTGGATGAGTTGCGTGAGCATCAGACGTGGGATGCGTGGGCGGCTGTTACTAAGACGACTCGTACTCGTGCGAAGGCTCAGATTTGGGCTGCGTCGAATGCGGGTGATCGTTCTTCTGTGGTGTTGAAGCATTTGCGGTTGTTGGCTCATGTTGCTTTGGGTGATCCTGATGGTGCGGCTGGTGAGGTTGGTGCTGATAGTTCGGATGTGTCGTTGGGCATTTTTGAGTGGTCGGCTGTTCCTGGTTGTGATGTTCGGGATCGTGATGGGTGGGCTGCGGCTAATCCGTCGATGGGTCATATTCCTTCGATGGAGCGTTCGATTGCTTCGGATGTTGAGTCTGATCCTGAGGCTGTTTTTCGTACTGAGGTTTTGTGTCAGTGGGTGGACAGTATGCGTTTGGGCATTTTTGCTCCGGGCGTGTGGGAGTCGAATGTTTGTGATTCGGATGTGACTGTTACGCGTCGGCCTGTGGTTGCGGTTGATGTTCGTACTGGGATGCATCAGTCGGTTGCTGTGGTGGTGGCTGGTGGTACTGACTTCGGGTATGACCTTGTGGATGTTGCTCGGTATGAGATGGGTGCTGAGGTTAAGTGGTCTGAGTCTCATATTGTGGATGAGGTGTGTGGCATTCTGGAGCGCCTTGGTTTGTCTGAGGTTGTGGTGGATAAGTTTGGTGAGAATGCCCATTTGATTCCCGTGTTTGAGGATGCGGGTATTACGGTGCGTCGTTTGGATTTGCCGGATATGCGTTCTGGGTGTGTTGCTTTCACTGATGCGCTTATCAATGGGCGACTGAAACATAAGTCTCAGGAGCCGTTGAATGTGGCTGTGTTGGGGGCTGAGAAGCGTACAAGCAATGAGTTGTTTGTGTGGTCTCAGGCTCGGAGTTCTACGGACATTACTTCGTTGCGTGCGGCTACTGCTGCGTGGTGGTTTTACATGTCTGGCAATGATGATTATGACTTGTCGGAGTCTTTCTTTTAGGGGTGGCAGATGCGGTATGTGACGACTGGGCTTGAGGTGTTTGCGATGCTTGCTTTGGTGGCGGGTGTTTTTGTTTTGTTCGGGGTGGGTTGGGCGTTGATTGCTTTGTCTGCTGTTGCTGTTACTACGTCTTGGTTGGTGAGCAGATGAGTGTTTTGTTCAATAAGCGGAGTGATGCGAATCCTACGTTGTCGCGGTCGTGGGCTTCTCGAACTTCTGGGCGTGTGAGTTCTAAGAGTGCGATGCGTCATTCGGTTGTGTGGGCGGCTCGGACGTTGCGTGCGGATCTTGTGTCGTTGATGCCTGTTGATGTTTATAAGGATGTCAATGGGATTCCGTTGGAGCAGGATAAGACTGAGGTTTTGCGGAATCCGTGGGAGGTTGCTGAGGGGCAGCCGATGGCTATTGATGAGTGGATGTATTCCACTCAGATGGCTCTTGATGGGTTTGGTAATAATGTTGGGATTGTGCATGCACGTGATGGTGCGGGTATTCCGACGAAGATTGAGCCGGTTGATCCTGAGTCTGTTTCTTATGTGGTCAAGGGTTCGCGGGTTAAGCAGTACAAGATTGCTGGGACTGTTGAGGAGTCGAAGTGGATTTGGCATGAACGTCAGCATACGGTGGCTGGTTTTCCTGTCGGGTTGTCGCCTATAACGTATGCGGCTCTTGCGCTGTCGTCTGGGTTGTCGGCTCAGGAGTTTGCGTTGGACTGGTTTCAGAACGGGGCTGTTCCTTCCGCAATTTTGCGGAACAGCGAAAAGACTGTGAACAGGGAGACGGCTCAGGAGGCTAAGGCTTCGTTCAAAGCGTCGATCCAGTCTGGTGATTTGTTTGTTACGGGTAAGGACTGGGAGTACAGCCCTGTTTCTGTGAAGGCTTCTGAGGCTTCATTTATTGAGCAGATGCAGTATTCGGATGTTGAGCTGTGCCGGTTCTTTGGTGTTCCTGCTGATCTGATTGATGTTGGTTCGGTGAATGCTTCGGCGGTCACGTATGCGTCTATTTCGCAACGAAACTTGCAACTGTTGGTGATGAACATGGGCGGGACGATTAAGCGGCGTGAGAATGCGTTGTCGCGTCTGACGTTTGGTGACCGTTATGTGAAGTTGAACAGGTCAGCAATTTTGGCTATGGATGATAAGACTCGTGCGGAAATTCATGGGATGTACATTGACAAGAAGATTATGACCCCGGATCAGGTTCGTGCCATTGAGGATATGGGGCCGTTGACTGAGGCGGATTACACACAATTTGATCGGTTGTTTGGGGCTCGAACTCCGAATCAACCACAAGCAGCAGGGGGAAATTGATGGACGACACTATGTTGGCGCGTGAAGCCGCTGGGATGTTGAGGCGTGAGGCTGTGGCTCAGCGTACGGATAGGCCGTCGCAGAGGCGTAATGCGCCTGATGTGGATGCGCGGTCGTTTGTGTCTGCACGGGCGACTATGGAGTTGCGTGCGGTTGATTCTGGTGGGTTGGATTTCACTGGGTTGGCTTCTGCGTATGAGCGCGGTTACCCCATGTACGACTTTTTCGGTGAGTACACAGAAGTTGTGTCTGCTGGTGCTGGGTCGAAGTCTTTGGCTCGAGCGGATTTGGATGTGCCTCTGGTGTTGCAGCATGATTCGATGCGTCGTATTGCGCGGACTTCGAACGGTACTTTGACGCTTCGTGAGACTGATGAGGGTTTGCAGGTTGATGCGCCTGGTCTTGATGGTTCGGATGTTGATGTGGCGTATATTGCGCCGAAGATTCGTTCGGGTTTGATTGATGAAATGTCTTTCATGTTTCGCATTACTCGCGGCACATGGTCGCCGGATTATACTGAGTATCGTATTGATGAATATGATATTCATCGTGGCGATGTTTCCATTGTCGGGTATGGGGCTAACCCATTTACTGGCACAGAACTTCGGGGCGAAAAGTCCCGGACGGGTCGTGACCTTATTTCTTCGGAAATGGTTCGACTCATGCGTTTGTAAATAACGCAAAAGATAGTTCGTTTCGCGCTCGCGTTACAAACCCCGCTCTGCGGACTGAGGGTTGACCTGACTGACCGAACGGCTGAATTCATTTATTCAACTGATTTGGAAGGAAAGATCCGTGTCTAAAATTGCGGAAATTGTTCAGCGTAAAAAGGCTGAACTGGAAACAAAAGTACGTGCCCACAATGATGTCGTGGAGGAGCTTAATGTTCTTCGCGGCCAGGAGGCACCTGATGAGGTAGTTGTTGCTGCTCGTGTTGCAAGTAAGGAAGCGCTTGTTGTGGAGATTGATTCTCTGCGTGCGGCACTTGTCCCGCTTGAGGCTGAGGCTCGCTCTGATGCGGCTATTGCTGAGTTGCAGGCTGGTATTGGTGAGAAGCGTGAGGTTGTTCGTGAGGAGCAGGTTCGTGTTGTTTCTGAGGCGAACCCTGTGTATCGCAAGGATGATTTCGGGACTTCGTACTTCCGCGACATTTTCGAGGTAACTCGTGGGTCGCAGGAGGCGCGTGAACGTCTGTCTCGTTCACAGGAGTCTCGTGCAGCTACTTCGGTTGCTGGTGCTGGTGGGGAGTTCGCTCCTCCTGCATGGCTGACTGAGGACTTTGTGGCGCTTGCCCGTTCAAGCCGTGTGACTGCAAACCTGATGAATAGTGCACCGTTGCCTGCGGGTATTTCTTCGGTGAACTTGCCGAAGGTTACGGGCAACACGACTCCTGTTGTGACCCAAACGCAGAACACGACTATCACGGAAGAGTCGTTTACGACTACTTCGGTGTCGTCGGGTATCACTGAAATTTCGGGCAAGCAGACTGTTTCGCTTGCTCTGATTCGTCAGTCTGGTGTTCCTATCGATCAGGTCATTTTGTCTGACCTTGCTCGCGGGTATGCGTCACAGTTGGATGTTCAGGTTCTTTCGGGTTCTGCTGCGAACGGTCAACTGCGTGGTCTTCTGACTGCTGGTACGACTGTCACGTACACGTCTGCGGCACCGTCTGTTGTTTCGACTACTGCGGCGAACTCGTTCTACAACAAGATCCTGTCGGCACAGTCGGCGATGAACTCGAGCCGGTTCCTTCCGGCTGAGGTTATTGTGATGCACCCGCGTCGTTGGTCGTGGATTCTTGCAGCGCTTGACTCCTCAAACCGTCCTTTGGTTACGCCGAATGGTCAGGCGTTCAACCAGATTGCGGTTGCTGGTGAGAATGTTGCTGAGGGTTTCGCTGGGGAACTGTTGGGTCTGCCTGTGTATGTTGACCCGAACATTGTGACAAACCGTGGTGCTGCCACTAACCAAGACGTTGTTTACGTTCTGCGTAACTCCGACTTGTACCTGTGGGAAACCGAAACGGAGACGGCATCGTTCGATGCGACTCTGGCGGATCAGAACTCGATTCTGTTCCGTGTGCTCGGGTTTGCTGCGTTCATTCCGAACCGTCACGCTGCGTCTGTGCAGGTCATTGATGGTACTGGTTTGGTTGCTCCCGCGTTCGCTTGATCGTGGGCATAAAAGTCACTCGTTGATCTGAGTGATAGGGGTGTCCTGTGTTTCTGTCACACAGGGCACCCCGCTTGACAGAAGGTGGTTGTTGTGAAGAGTGCTGATCGTGTGACTGTGGGTTGGATTGATCCTGGTCTTGTTGATGGGGCTTTTACTACTTCGATGGTGGAGTTGTTTAGGGCTCGTGGTTCTCGTATGGATGGGATTGTCCGTATTGAGGGTGGGTTGTTGTCTCGGCAGCGTAATGAGGTTGTGAAAACGTTTTTGGATCACACTGATGCGCAGTGGTTGTTGATGGTTGATTCTGATGAGCGTTTTTCGGTTGAGGCGTTTGACAAAATGTTGTCGGCAGCTCATGAGAAGGATCGGCCTGTTGTGGCTGGTTTGTATTTTGGTACGTGGCCGACACCTGATTCTTTGTTCCCTAATCCGATTCCGCATCTGTACCGGCAGGCACCTGATGGGGTTTCTGTTATTCCGATTGTGGAGTATGCGGAAAATTCGGTTATTGAGATTGACGCGGCTGGTACTGGTGCGTTGATGGTTCACCGGTCTGTGCTTGAGGCGATTCGTGATAGTGCGGGTGAGTCTGAGGGTGATGCGTGGTGTTGGTTCCGTGATCTTCCCATCGATGGGAAGTGGTTGGGTGAGGATCTGTTTTTTTGCCGCCGAATCAAGTCTTTGGGGTTTCCCATTCATGCGCATACGGGGGCGTTGTTTTCGCATCGTCGCAAGTATTGGTTGGACGATAGACAGTTTTTGGCTGTTCGGGTTTTCAAGGAGGGGCAAGCTGATGTCGGAGAGTAAAGAGGAGGCTGCTGTGGCGCGTGCTGCGGCGGCGGAAGATAAGCCTGTTGTTGTGCGTTCGGATGCTCGCGGGTATGTGGCTCGTGATGGGGATGATGTCTGATGGCTATTGCTAATGGGTTGATTACTTTGGCTCAGGCTCGAGCGGCAGTGTATGGGTCAAACACTGTGGGTACTGGTGATGATGCGGAGTTGGAGTTTTACGTGGAGGCGGCAACTCCGGTCATTGAGAACATTACCGGCCCGGTTGTTTTGCGGTCGGTTGTGTACACGTTTAACGGCAGGTCAAAGCATCTTGTCATCCCCACAAGGTTCACATCGGTGACTTCAGTTGTTGAAGATGGGGTTACGGTCACAGACTTTGTTGCTACCCCCGAGATTGGGCTTATCGCCGCGGGGACGTCGAACTCTCCCCGCTATTGGGCTGAGGGTGTACAGAATATTGTGGTGACTGTTTCGGTTGGCAGTGCGACGATTCCTAAGAATGTGCAGTTGGCGGCTCGTGAGTTGGTTCGGCATTGGTGGCAGCAGGGTAGGCAGGGTGCGCGTCCGGCGTTTGCTGTTGATGCTCCGGCTGATCCGTCAATGATTTTTGGTGTGCCTACTCGTCGGTTGGGTGAGTTGTTGGCTTCTTCTCCTGATTTGCCGGGGTTTGCGTGATGACGGCTTCTACGTTGGCGGCAGCGTTCAAGGATGCCGTGTATGAGCGTTGTGTTGCTTTGTGGGCTGGTCAGGGTGTGCAGGTTGCTTTTGGGCATCCGGGGCAGACGCAGGGTAATGATCTTGTGGCTGTGATGGATGTGAGTTCTGAGCAGGATGCGGTGACGTTGGGCACGCAGAGGTCGCGTGAGGAAACTTTGACGTTGACGGTCATGTTTTCTGTGTACCGGCCTGGGGGTGTCGATCAGGAGAAGGTTGCGTCTGATCGTGCGTTTGAGCTGGTTGATGATCTTGCCGAATATGCGCGGGTGACCGATACGACTTTTGGCGGGGTTGTTCGGGAATGTTTTGTGGCTTCGGTGACGGCTGAGGGGTCGGTTGATCCGAGGGTGATTTCTGCGGGTCGTTTGGTTGAGGTGTTGGCTGTGTTTGTTGCTAAGGGGAGGGTTCGCTCGTGAGGGTAAAGAATGTGTCGCCGTTGGGTGATTTGGATGTGCCTGTGTTGGGTCGTCGTGTTGTGGCGGGTGGGGGTTTTGAGGTGCCTTCTGATGTTGGGGGGTTTTTGATTGCTCAGCCAACAAAATTTGTTTTGGTTGAGAAGGAGATCAAGGAATGACCACACAGTTGGATGCCCCGATTGGGTTCAAGAAAGAGTCAACTTTTTGTACTGGTGTTACCCCAGATACGTTTGTGGAGTTCACTACTGAAAGTTTGACGTGGGTTCCAACGTTTGCTCAGGGTGCTGGTATGCGTGTGGGTCAGAGGGTTGATTATTCTGACCGGCGTGTGTTGGTGAAGGAGGAAGTGGCTGGGTCTTTCACGGTTGAGGCTCAGACTAAGGGTTTGGGGAAGCTGTTTGAGGCGGCTTTTGGTGGTACTGGTACTTCGACCCTAATTTCTGGTTCGTCTTACCAGCAGTTGTTTACTCCGACAACTACAGATTATTTGGATTCGTACACGATTCAGAAGGGTGTGCCGCCTTTGGGTGGTGGTGCTTCGGAGCCGGTGACGTTTACGGGGATGGTGTGTTCTGGGTTTGAGTTTTCTGCTAGCAATGCTGGCATTCCTACTTTGACTGTCAATTGGATGGGTAAGGATAAGACGACCGGTACGGCGTTGGCGACGGCTTCTTATGCGTCGGGTGTTCAGGAGTTGTCGTTCATTCATGGTGCTATCACTGTGGGTGGGTCTGTGACGGTTCCGACAACTACAGCTCTTGCAAGTGGTGGTACGGCGGCGGCGAATATTCGTGAGTTCAGTTTGACGTATGAGTCTGGGTTGGATGCTGAGGGGTTCAACTTTGGTTCTGCGGGTAAGCGCTCACGTAAGCAAGCGTTGGGTAAGAGGATTATTACTGGGTCGTTGGTGGCTGAGTATGATTCGAACACGTTGCGTGATGCGTGGTTGAACCAAACGGATATTGCTATTGTGATGACGTTTGCGACGACTACAGCTATTTCTGGTTCGAACTATCCGACTTTGCAGATCACTATCCCGGTTGTGCGTTTTGAGGGTGATATTCCGCAGGTGTCTGGTGATGGTTCGGTTGTTACGCAGTCGATTGATTTCACTGGTTTGGATGGTCGCACTGCGGCTCACCCAATTTATGTGGCGATTGTGACGGCTGAGACGGCAATCTGATGGTTCGGGGTGCTGAGGGCGGGTTTACTGTCAACATTGACCCCGCTGAGTGGTATCGGTTCAAACGTGAACTGGACAAGTTTGATCCGGCGATTACCCGTGCGTTGCGTAAGAGAATGCGTAACGCCGGGAATATCGCAGCTCAGGCGGTGAAGGACAGTTTGGGCAACAAACCACCGGAGGGTGGAGCCGACCCGGAGGGCTTTCGCTTGGCGTTGGCTCAGGCGACTAAGGTTCGTATTTCTTTTTCTAGAAGGTCTGCTGGTGTGGCAATTGTCACATCGTCGTCAGGTTTGCCCAACGAAGAAAAACCGTTGTTGGCTGCGTACAACAAGAAGAAGATGATCCGTCACCCCCTGTTTGGTGACAAAGATCAGTGGTTCGAACAACCCGGTCGCCCCTATTTTGGGTCGGTCATTTACGAGGCTATGGATAAAGCCCTGGCGAAAGAGATTCGTGCCGCTTTGGATGAGGCGGTTACGGCTATTGGAGGACGTGGAAAGTGAAAGCTCTTATTGCTGGTGTTGAGTACTCTTTGGAGTCGATCAATGAGGCTTCGTTGGGTGATTTGTATGCGTTGAAGTTGCAGACTAAAAGCAAGGATTTTGGTGGGGTTTCGTTGAAGACGATCTCTGACACTTTCTCTCGTGTTGGGCAGTCGGCTAGTGACCCGGATTTTGAGACGTTGGATCTTCTTGATGATGAGCAGTTCATTATCAACATTGTTGGTGTGATCTTTTTGGCGCGTAGGGCTGCTGGGGAGAACATCACTTTGGATGATGCTCGAGCTATTCCTTTTACCGGTTTTCAGCTTGTGGATGATGAAGAGGAAGAGGTGGCGGAGATCCCTTTAGAGGTCGCCGCCGAAGAACTGATACCGCAGATTTAGATGCGCTTGAGGACATAAAAGCGGATGTGGAGCGGTGGCTCCCGGCAATGAACATGCACATGCCGGGAGCTGGGATTACACCATTCAATGTGATGGAGCTCAGTGTGTGGTGGTGGCGTGTTTATCGTGCTGCGGTGATTCAAATTGTGGAAGAGATTCAGAAGGCAAATAAGGGGTAACGGTTATGGCTGGTTCTAAGAGGTCTTTGACTTTCCCCATTTTCGGTAAGGACGTTTCTGCGTCTAAAACGATGAAGAAGGTTGCGGCTACTGCTGAGCGTGTGGGTAAGGCCATGCGCGCTGTGGGTGTCGGTTTGGCGGTTGCTGGTGCGGCGGCTATCAAGTTCGGCATTGATTCTGTGAAGGCGTTTGCTGATGCTGAGGTGTCGCAAAACAAGTTGGCGTTTGCGTTCGAAAAGTTTCCGAAACTGGCCGACACAAACCAGAAGGCTTTACAAAAGCTGAACAGTACGTTGCAGAAAAAGACCCGGTTCGATGATGACAACATTGCCCTCGGTCAAGCACAGCTCGCACAGTACAAACTGACCGGCGACCAGATCAAACGACTAACCCCACTGATGCTCGACTTTGCGGCACGTACTGGTAAAGATTTGCCCACTGCCGCAAAAGATTTGGGTAAAGCACTTCTGGGTCAGGGTCGTTCGCTGAAAGAGGTTGGTATCCAGTTCAAGGATGCTGGGTCTGTTGGGGCAAACTTTGACCAGTTGATGCGTGACCTGTCTACTAGTGTGGGTGGGTTTGCGGAGAAGGACGCAACTACGGCGGCTGGTCGTCTTGAGATTATGAAGAACCGGTTTGGCGAAGTTCAGGAAACGATCGGTCAGGCGTTGCTTCCGGCGCTCGAGTCTTTGATGGGTTTCTTCGAGTCGGATGTTATGCCCGGTTTGGAAGGTTTGGGCGGTTGGTTGGCTGATGAGGGTATCCCTAATTTGAAGGGGTTTGTGGATTGGGTTATCAAATATAAGGACATTTTGGGCCCGGCGGCGATTGCTTTGGGTACGTTGACGGCAGCACAGTATGTGTTGAATGCGGCTATGGCGGCTAACCCGGTTGGTTTGGTGATTACTGGTTTGGGTTTGTTGGTTGCTTTGGGTGTTGCTGTGGCGACGAACTGGAACAAAATTTCGAAGTTCGTGTATTCGACTACGGGCGGGATTGCTAAGGGTATTGCGTCTGTTGCTGGTGTGGCCGTGAAGGCTATATCGGGTGTTATCAACTATTTGGTTGATGCGTGGAACCGTGTTTTGGGTGTTGTGAATCCGATCCGCGAAATGTTGGGTATGGGCAAAATTCAGGTGCTCGCCAATTTCAACATTGATAAAAAGGTTGATTCGTATTTGAAGAACCTCAACTCGGTTATTGCAAATGGGTCAAAGAATGGTGTTGAGGGTTTGACGGGTTCTCGGGGTGCGAATGGTGGGGGTAATAGTACTCCGCGTGGGTTTGCTACTGGTGCGATTATTCGTGCGACTCCTGGGGGCACTCCGGGTGTCATAGCTGAGGCCGGAACTGATGAGGCGATCATTCCGTTGTCGAAGCAAGCTTTAGGAAAGTATGGGCTCGGTGGTGGTGGTGACACGTATGTTATTCAGGTTCCGGGTGGGTTTGTTGGTTCGGAGAATCAGTTGGCGCAGGCTATTGAGCGTGTCATTGTGAACGCTAAAAAGCGTGGGGCGATCAAGTCGGGGGCGTTCGCGTGAGTGTTCCAGCAAATTTCAAACTTGCTTTGGCTTGTGGTGCGGGTGGAACTTTTGTTGATGTGTCCGAGTATTTGGAGGCAACACAGGAGTTCACCTATAACTGGGGTCGGCAGTCATCGTTTGAAGATTTCCCTCCCGGCGAGTTCACGTTTGTTCTGAACAATGCGGACGGTAGGTTCACCCCCGATAACACAGCTTCGGCACTAGATGTTTCTGTGACTGAGGGGATGCGTGCGTGTTGGCAGGTTGACACACGTTTGGTGTCTGGTTCTGTGCAGGCGGTCGCCCCGCTATTCCCGAATGGGGAGTCGGCGTGGGCGACCGTGCAGATTACTTGTGATGACTTCTTTGGTGACCTGTCCCGCAACGAACTGATCAGTTTGTTCGGGTCAATCATTTTGGCGGCTGACCCGTATTTGTTTTACCGGTTGGATGATGCGGACGATGCGTTTCAGGCTCGAGAGTATTACGGTGGGTTGCCGTTGAATCGTGTTGTGTCGCCGGAAACTACAGGCGGGACGGTCACGTTCGGTGTTGACCCGATCCCTGTTATTGGTGACACACAAATGCAAGTGTCGTGTTCGTTGCAGGGTGACATTCGCATGCTATCTAATGGGGTGCCGTCAACTATCAGCTACCCGGCTGGCGAGTTTGGTGTGGTGTCTGCATGGTTGACGTTGAACACTGAAGTGACGGCAACAACTCGTGTGTCGGTGTCTGTCGGTCGTCCGTGTGATGGTGTTGGGTTTGGTATTTATAACGGGTTGTGGGGGTTTTCTTCTGACCAGTTTGGTGGAATCTATTCGGGTTCTGGTGTGGATGGTGCGGGGCCGTTCTTTTTGGAATGGGTGGAAACAGTTTCGGGTTCAACCGCAACAGTGACTTTGTATGTGAACGGGACTGTTGTTGTCACTAACTCGTATGCGCTCGCAGGCGCACCAACCAATTTGGATAAACAGATCACCCAGTTTGGTGTCGTTGTTTCGAACACTGCGGCGGTGATTGACACGGCCACATTCTCCCACCTGTCGCACACACCGGACAGGTTATCGTTCGGTGACACGTTTGCCACAACGACAGGTAACCGGATTACACAACTCGGGCTCACAACTCCGGCTGTGGCGTTGGACACGTTGCCAACAGATTTGTCACCGTGGCAGGTTGGTGTTTCGAACACTGTGGGGCAGTCAGCTTTGGAGGCGTTGAATGACGCTATCAGGGGTGTGCAAGGTTCCCTATACCAGAAAACTACAGGCACACTCACCAGTCCTACCCAGTTGATTGGTGTGAGGTCGCGTGTCAGATCTGAAACAGTCGATTACACGTTCGATGTTGAAGATGACCTGTCTGGGTCGCCCAATATTGTGCGGGACATAACCGATCTTGTTTCGACTGTTACGGTGTCGGGTTCTGATGGTGAACTGACTGTTACTGATTCTGATTTGTTGGCTCGGGCAGGGTCAAAGAATGTTTCAGAAACGGTGCTGTTTTCACAAAACTCGGCTTTGTACGAGTTTGCTACGGACAGGTTGTTGCGTGGTTCTTTGGTGTCGTTGCGAATTTCTACTTTCACAGTCGATGCTGTAACAACTCCCACAGATCGTTTACCTGATTTGTTGGCGTTACTCCCTGGGGATCGTGTGCAGCTCACCGGTTTGCCGTCAACACAGTTGGGGTTTGCTACGTGGGATGGCTGGTTTTTGGGTGCGTCGGAAACGCATGGTGTTGGTACACATGAGTTTCAACTGTTTTTCGAACCGTGCTCCCCATCGACTGCCACATTTGATGAGGGTTTCCTTTTCATGGGTGGTGAAGATTTGACGTTGACAGCGAACATCAACAGTGCTGTTACGTCTGTTTCGGTGGACACGGTTGGGTCGTTGTTTTCTGCCACTGAGGTGCCGTACACGGTCGCTGTGGGGGATGAGCAGATGACTGTTACCGCAGTTACCGGGACAGCCCCGCAAGTCCTAACAGTGGTGCGTGGGGTCAACTCGACTACTGCCGCATCACACCTTTTGGGCGACGTTATTGATGTTGTTCCTTCTTCGTTGTTCGCTTACTGATTGGGTTTGAAATGGTTTTGTCTAGTGTTGCGGTGGGCGGTCAGGTTACTGCGTCGTCGGTTAATCAGTTGGTGGATGTGTTGGCTGGCCCGTTGACGTACACACCTACAGTGTCTAACTGGAGTTCGGCTACGATTGCGCCGACGACCACAGGCAGGTATTGGTTGCATGGCGGTATGTGTACGGTGATGGTGCAATCAAAGTTGGGGACGGGAACGATTACGGTTGGGCAAATTTCTTTCACTCTCCCGTTGACGATGGACACCACGGGGATGATCGCCCAATCAACGCTACTTTCAGGAACTTCTTCGATGCGTGATGTTTCTGGTGGCACGACCGGTTATTACGGTGGGGGGGTGCGGATTATTGACTCAACCTCGGTGAACGTTATGCGCCCGTCAGCTTCGGCTCCGGGCGTGTTGGCGACAACTACTTCTGTGTTGCCTTTTACGTGGGCGACGTTGGATGAGTTCAGCGCGTTTTTCAGTTACCCGGTGGCATGATGAACATTATTAAGGGCTCTCAGAACCTTGCTTATTCATGGTGGGTTCACCCTCGCGTTTGTGTAGAGGCGGGTACAGACAACATTCTGTATGGGGGTGTGATGACTGATGGTAGGCCACGCATTTTCCGCAAGAAACCAACCGATCTGTCCTACTCGACCGTGGAGAACAAAATTCTTCTTGATCCGGGCGATGCGGACGACCACAACAGTGTGGCTATCCATTCGGTTGCGGGGAAACCGTTGGTGGCGTTTTGGCAACGTCATGGTGTTTCTCCTTATTTGAACTGGTGGGTTGCGCCGGAGGGTACGTTCAACTTTGGTGCGAAGAAGCGGGTGACGTTCCCGGCGGGTGTCACGTACTGTCAGGTTTTCCACATTGAGGGTGACCGGTCTGTTGTGTTTGTGCGTGCTGATGGTTGGTATTTCATCACCACCGACGACCATTTTCAAACTGTGTCCGAACCGGTGAAGTTCATTGAGGGTTCTACGGGGCGCATCTACCTTCATCTGCAACGATCCACCGCAAACCCTGACCTGCTCATTTTTGCTGGCGCACAAAACCCTGCCTCCAACACCGGACACTACATTGTCACCGGCGATATCAACCTTGTTACCGGTGATGTTGGTGACGGGTCGGGCGGTGTCGCAGGGAACATGTGGTCTGAGGTCAACCTGCCGTTAGCACAAACTGATTTGTTCGACATTCAACCGTTGGTGAACTCGAGCGAGCGTGTGCGCCTGTTGGACATTTTTGAGGTTCACGGGGAAACGGTTATCGAGTATGCGAAATGGGGTGGTGGGCTTGTTTCACAGTATTTTCAAGCACACCTACCAACGCCGGGGAGTGCAGTAAAGCAACCGCTCGGCATCATGACCGGAGATGAGTTCGGGCCTACGGCACCACGCCATTACATTGCCGGGACAGCAATCGACCGGGCAACCTGTGATGCGCTCTATGTTGCTCGGGAAGCTGCTGGGGTGTCGTATCTGGAAAAGTATCCGATCAACACCGACTTCACGTTGGGCACACCTGAACTGATTCAGTCGAACGCGGACTACCGGTTGGTGCGTCCGGCACCGTTTGATGGTGGGGTGATGTGGCAAGAACTACGCCGCTACAACAGTTACGTTGACTACGCCGTACACATTTGGATAGGAACCGACTAATGGCAAAATGGCCGGGACAAAAGAATGGGCGCATCCCAAAACACCTGATGGTTGATGTCGGTGGCGGGAAGCTAATGCATCCCGCCGCCGCCGTGTCTTGGAAGCGGATGGTGGCAGACGCGGAAGCCGCTACAGGCGGCACCGTCTACATTGCGAGTTGGCAGGACGCATACCGCTCTTTTGCGCGTCAAGTCATGTTCTGGCTGCGGTGGCTGAGCGGGAAGGGCAACCTTGCGGCACGCCCTGGAACCTCGAACCACGGTTGGGGTTTGGCCGCCGATGTTATCTACTCGAACGCGCGTGTGAAGGCATGGATTTTTGCTAACGCCCACAGGTACAAGTGGCGGAAAGATCCTACCGAGGACTGGCATTTGAACTTTGAAGGTTCCCTAAGTATCACAGGCGATAAACCCGAAGCATTACCTATTGTCGAACGCAGAAAGAGGATCACATGGCTTGGATGAAATCGATCAAGACGGGCAAGTTTTATTTGACGGGGGAGTTTACGTCACGGTCGGATGTGCCGCAGAGGGAGGCTTCGGGAATTTCTAAGGTTCTCGGGTTTAGTGCTTCTCCTGTGTCGGGTGATGAGATTAAGCAGGAGTTGGCTCGTGTTGCGGTGAATCGTGCACAGCTTGTTGCTGATATTGGTGGCGGTTCGGTGGATGTGGCGGCGATTGTTGCGGCTGTTGATGCCCAGTTTGCGGCTATTCCGGGGAATGTGGTTGATGCGTTGTCGGAAAGGCTCAACGGCTGATGGCGCTCGAACCTGAACCGTCAACACGGGTCACCCTCGGAACCATTTACACAAAACTGTTAGATGTTGAGCGGAAAGTCGATCCGATCCCCCAACAGGTGAACGATCATGAGATTCGTATTCGTGCGATTGAAAAGTATTTGTGGATTTGGATTGGGTCTGCTGGTGCGTTGGGTGCTGGTGCTGGTCAGATTATTAACACGTTGATAAACCGTTAGGGGATCTGATGAGCGGGTATCCGGGTAATTTTGATTTGGTGTTGACTCAGGGTGAGTCGTTCGAGCGTGAGTTTACGTGGTCGTTGGATGCGGTGCCGGTGAATGTGACTGGTTTTACGGCGACTGCGACTGTGCGTGTGAATCCGTCTGATACAACAAGTGTGTTGTCGTTGTCGGTGGGTTCGGGTATTACGTTGGGTGGTTCTGCGGGGACTGTTCTACTAACAATTGCGGATGATGTTTCGGCGTTGTTGTCTGCGGGAACGTATGTGTGGGATTTGTTTCTAACTTCTGCGGGTGGGTTGTCGACCCCGTTGTTGGCGGGGCGTGTGACGGTTCGTGCGGCGGTGACTCGTGCCTGACATTGTGGTGTCTGTCAATGAACCGTTGGTTACTGTGTCGGTCACAGAATCGTCTGTAACAGTGTCGGAAACAGTTCAGCAAGTAACTGTTGCTGTGGGTACGTCTGGCCCTCAGGGGGCGGCTGGGACTGTTGGAGCTACAGGTCCGGCAGGTGCTACTGGGCCTCAGGGGGTACAGGGTGAGGTTGGCGACACTGGCCCACAAGGACCGGCTGGTGCGCAAGGCATTCAGGGTGTTCAGGGCGAGACTGGGCCGCAAGGTATTCAGGGGGAGACTGGTGCGCAAGGCCCCGCTGGGGCTACAGGCGCGACTGGCCCAACAGGTGCGACTGGCCCTCAGGGTGAGCCGGGCGCGGGTGTGCCGTGGGTTGAAACTGAGATTGATTTTGGGTCGAATCCGGTTGTGTCTAAACGTTTCACCATTGCGTCTGTTGGTGTGACTGCCTCATCGAAAATTCTTGTTCTCCCATCGGGGAAGGTCGCTACCGGTCGTGTTGGTGACGATTGGGAGTGGGACTCAATCACATTCTCAGCCATTCCTTCGACCGACCAGTTCACTGTTACCGCTCACGCATCCTCGCGTGTCGTCGGGAAACGCACTATCCAATATCAAGTTTTGTAGAGAAAGAAGAAGATCATGGCGGCAATTGAAACAGGCAACAGTGCGGCAGGGCTCGCGAATGTTGATGGTGATAACAACGTTCAGGTGGTAACTCCGGGCGTGGGTGCTGATGGTGTGCCGTTTGGTGGTGGTGTTGCGGCCAGTCAGGGCATGTTTTCTGAACTTGATCCGGGTTTTGCTACCGGCCAGCGGGTGATGATTTCCCCGGAGGTTGATACAGATTTTCGGTTGCGTGTCGCACATGACAACATGCTTGACAATGAGACGTTCAACTACACTGCCCAAAACACCGGCAAACACTCACACACATTTACCACACTGACGGCCACATGCTCAGCAACAGGTTTGCTCACCAACTCGGGCAACATCACCACCACTACCACTGGCATGACCTTTGGCACGTTTGCTGAGTTCCCCACACAGGGCACACAAACAACAGTCTGCGAGACATCTGTCGCATTCACTGCCGCACCAAACGCCAACACACTGATTGACTTCGGGCTGTTCCGCCGTGGTGCCTCAACCGCATTCGCCCCCACCGATGGCGTGTACTTCCGCCTGTCAGCGGCAGGACTACAAGGTGTGGTCAACAACAACGGTACAGAAACAACAACCGCCGTTTTCCCAGAAGCTCTCGGCGCAGGAACGTTCACATATGCGAACAACGAGAACCACAAATACCTTATTCAAATGAACAACACCGGGGTCACCTTCTGGATTGACAACGTCCTCTATGGAACAATCGACACACCTGTCGGATACGCCTACCCCGTGAAATCAGCAACCCTGCCGTGGTCTGTCCGTCACGCAATCGTTGGTGGTGCGGCAGGATCGGCAACACAAGCACTAATAACCGACTACCGTGTGTACAACCGTGGCGCACAATTCGCTGACGACCTCGGGGTGGTTGGTTCCAGAATGTACGGCTCCTACCAAGGCATGTCCGGTGGGACGATGGGGTCGTTGGCAAACTACGCCAACTCCGCAAACCCCACAGCGGCAGTCG